GTTGCCGTTTCTCTCTCTCCGAGGTCATGCGCGAGACGCGCACGCGATGAGAGGCGGTGACGGGGCCGTGAAGGTGGTCTGCGAGGAGTGCCGCGAGCCGTTCGAGGCGAAGCGGAAGACGGCTCGGTTCTGTGGCGACCCTTGCCGGTCTCGTGCTCGCCGGGGCCGGAAGCCGACGCGGGGCGACAACGACTCGGACCTGGTGCAGGCCGTCATCGACGAGCTCACGGAGGCCGGTCGGCTCGAGTCGTTCCACGGTCGCCTGGCGGTGCAGCTGGCGCGGCAGGTGTCGGGCGTCGACGCGAAGGGTGTCTCGGGCCTGTCGAAGGAGCTGCGCACGGTGATGGCGGCCGCGCTGTCGTCGGCGCCGGCGCCGGCTGGTGACGAGCCGGCGGCCGTGGAGCCGGATCCCGAGGACGAGGTCGAGAAGGCGAGGCGGCGGCGTGACGAAGCTCGCGCGGCGGCAGCTGGTCGTTCCTGACTACGACGTCGTCCCGGAGTACGTCGCGACGCTGGGGCCGGCGGTCGCGGATCTGTGCGCGTCGGCCGGGTTCCCGCCAGACCCTCAGCAGGAGCACGTTCTGGACGTCGTGTTCGCGATCAACGCCGCCGGGCTGTCAGCGGCGTTCGACTCGACGATCATCTCGTGCCGGCAGAACCTCAAGACTGGCGCGCTCAAGCAGGTCTCGCTCGGCTGGCTCTTCGTCACCGAGGAGCCGCTCGTCGTGTGGTCGGCCCACGAGATGGACACGACCCGCGACTCGATGGGGCAGCTCGTCGCGCTGATCCAGGGCGCGCCGTTCCTGAGCAAGCACCTGCCGGCGACCGGGAACCACGGCATCTACGAGGGCAAGACCGAGGAGCGGATAGAGCTCGCCGACGGCCGGAAGATCAAGTTCAAGGCGCGCACGCGCACGGGTGGCCGTGGGCTGTCCGCGAACAAGGTCATCCTCGACGAGGCGTTCGCGCTCGTGCCGTCGATGACGGGGTCGCTGCTGCCGACCATGGGCGCGATGCCAGACCCCCAGGTCGTCTACGCCTCGAGCGCCGGCATGGACTCGAGCCTCGTGCTCAAGGATCTGCGCGACCGTGGCCGCGGCCGCATCGACGCCCGGCAGGCCTACCTCGAGTGGGGCTCCGAGCGTGTGCCGTGCACGCCGAAGGGCCGCAAGGTCTGCGAGCACCCGAAGGACCGCGAGCACCCCGACTTCGACGGGTGCGCGCTGAACCGGGTCGAGCTGTGGCGCAAGGCGAACCCGACGCTCACGACCGGCCGCATGCTCATCGAGACGATCGCTGGCCTGCGGATGAACCTCACCGCGGAGGAGTTCGCTCGCGAGTGCCTGGGCTGGTGGGACGACGACGAGGGCGCCTCGTGGCAGGTCTTCCCCGAGGCGGCGTTCAAGAACGCGGGCCGGAAGCCGCGGTCGCTGGCGAAGATCGGCGTCCCGTCGCTGGCGATCGCCGCGTCGCCTGACCTGTCGCACGGCGCGATCGGGGCCGCGGTCATCGACGGCAAGGGCCGCGTGTGGGGCAAGGTGCTCGCGCACGGCCCGGGCGTGACGTGGCTGGTCGACACCGCGGCGCGGTTCCAGGAGAAGCACGGCTCGAACATCATCGTCGACAAGGGCGGGCCGTGCTCCTCGCTGATCGTGCCCCTCGAGGACGCCGGCGTGAACGTCGAAGAGGTCAACCTCGGCTACGTCGTCGACGCCGGCGCGCAGCTCTACACCGACGTCGTCGAGAAGGACCGCTTCCGGCACACCGGAGATCTCGAGCTGATCGAGGCGGCACGCGTCGCGCAGTGGCGCACGGTCGGCGACCGGCGCGTCCTGGGCCGCGGCCTCGCCGAGATCTCCGCGCTCGAGGCCGTCGCGCTGGCAGCGCAGGACGCCCGCTCCAACGACTACGACGTCATGGACTCGGTCTCGTGACGTGTGAGGAGGCCGGATGCCCCCGCTCGTGACCAGCGTCATGGAGCTGCTCGCCGTGCTGCTGCTGATCCTCGCCGCCGCGCTGTTCGCAGCTGGGCTCCTCGGCGCCCCGGCCGGGTTCGCCGTCGCCGGCGTCGGCCTCATCGTCGGCTCGTGGATCGTCGAGAGGATGGGCCGGCCGTGAGCTTCCTCTTCAACCGCTCCGCGCAGCTGTCGGCGACGCAGCTGCTCGCCGAGCGCACCGGCAACCGGAACGGGCGCAACGTCAAGGTGTCGCGCGAGCAGGCGCGCCGGATCTCGACCGTGTGGGCGTGCCTGCGGCTGCGGGCCGACCTCGAGTCGACGATGCCGCTCGACGTGTTCCGCCGCGTCGACGGCGTCCAGGTCGAGCAGCAGAAGCCGCCCGTGCTCGTCACGCCGGGCGGCTCCGAGGTGTCGATCATCGAGCACCTCTACTCGAGCCGCGTCGACCTCGACTCGGTCGGCAACGCCGTCGGCATCATCCACGCCCGCGACGGCGGCGGCCGCCCGGCGGTCATCCAGCTGGCCGACACGGACACCGTGCAGCTGCGCCAGGCGAAGACGGGCGAGCGGACGTGGAAGATCGCCGGCAAGACGTACGCGCCCGACCAGGTGTGGCACGAGAAGCAGTACACCGTGAGCGGTTCCCCGCTCGGACTGTCGCCCATCGCGCACGCCGCGGCCACCATGCACAACGCGCTCTCGGCGATGGAGTTCGCCGGCGAGTGGTTCGGCAACAACGCGACCCCGGGGCAGCACCTGCGGAACAAGGCGAAGAAGCTGAACCCGAAGGAGTCCGACATCGTCGCCGAGCGCTACCGCTCGAAGGTGCGCTCGGGCGACGTGTTCGTCACCGGCTCCGACTGGGAGCTGAGCCTGCTGTCCGCGAAGGCCTCCGAGGCGTCGTTCCTCGAGCAGCTCGGCGCGACCAACCTCGACGTGTGCCGGTACCTGGGCGTGCCCGGCGACATGGTCGACGTCTCCCCCGACGGCTCCTCGGTCACCTACGCGAACATCACGCAGCGGAACCTGCAGTTCCTCATCATGAGCCTCGGCCCGGCGCTCACCCGCCGTGAGGAGCACTACTCGCGGCTGCTGCTGCCGGCGCCGCGCTACATGAAGTTCAACACCGGGGCCCTGCTCCGGATGGACCTCAAGAGCCGCTACGACGCCTACAAGATCGGCATCGACGGCAAGTGGCTCACCCCGTCGCGCATCCAGGAGCGCGAGAACGAGCCGCCCTTCACCCCGGCCGAGCTCGCCGAGATGGACCGACTGTTCCCGCCGCCCCTGGCCAAGTCGAAGGAGCAGCAGATCGCCGAGCTGCTGCAGAAGTCGTACCTCGCCGCCGGCGCCATCGTCAGCGAGGACGAGATCCGCCACCTGCTCGAGCAGGCCGGCATGGAGCTCGACGGCACGTTCACCCAGCCGAACGGAGGCACCACACCATGAGCGCACTCGATCGCATCTTCGAGGCTGCGGCCGAGGCCCGTTCGGCCGGCGTCCGCCAGTCCACCGACCGCCCGTCCCAGCGTCGCTGGGCCGAGGAGCCCGGGGCACTGCCCCTCGTGCGCGCCGCCGGCTCGCTGCAGCTGCGCGCCGCCGACGAGGGCGACGGCCTGCACTTCGACGGCTTCGCCTCGGTCTACAACCGCGGCTACGAGATGTGGGACTTCTTCGGGCCGTACACCGAGCAGGTGTCGAGCGGCGCCGGCTCGAAGTCCCTGGCGCGCGAGGATCTCGACGTGCCGTTCGTCCTGGCGCACGACAGCCTCCGCCGCATCGCGCGCACGACGAACGGGACGCTGACGCTGGCCGAGAAGGAAGTCGACGGCAGGGAGGGCCTCCACGTCGATGCGCCGAACCTCGACGCCCGCGACGCCGACGTCGCCTACATCGCGCCGAAGCTGCGCTCCGGGCTCATCGACGAGATGTCCTTCCGGTTCCGGATCAACGCCGGCACGTGGTCTCCGGACTGGATGGAGTACCACATCGACGAGTACGACATCCACCGCGGCGACGTTGCGATCGTCGGCTACGGCGCGAACCCGCACACGCAGGGCTCCGGCCTTCGGTCGCTGGCCCTGGCCGACATGACCGAGACCGATCTGCGCGCGCTCGAGAACGCGCTGCACGCCGAGCGCAAGCGCCGCGACCCCGAGGGCGAGGCCCGTGCGGCCGCGCCCGCCGGCGCCGTCTCCATGGCCGCGCTCGAGCTCATTCTCGACCGCATCGCCGGCTGACCCACCTCACAGTCTCCGACGGCCCGCCGGGCCGCCGGTCATCCCCACACGCGATCGCGTAGGGATCTCGCTCGCGCCACGGCCCGACCGAGGATCACCGCCTGACGCCTGGGAACCCACCACCGATCCCCTCGCCAGAGGGAGAAGGGAGCACGGTCGTGACCATCGACCAGCTCATCGCCTCGGTCCGGGCCGCCATGGCGCCGAAGCTCGAGGCGCGCAAGGCCAAGAAGGCGCAGCTCGAGGGCATCCGCGCCGCGTGCGCCGCCGAGAACCGCGACCCCAACGAGGCCGAGTCCGCGACGATCCGCGAGGTCGCCGAGGCCATCCGGGGTCTCGACGCCGAGCTCGAGGCGCAGTCGCAGCGCATCACCGAGCTCGAGGACGAGAAGCGGCGCGACGACGCCGCCGACGCCCTCGCCCGCGAGGTGCACCCGACCGGCGCCGGCTCCGCCACGGACCGTGGCGCCGGCGGTACGACCGTCCGCGTCGGCCAGGAGCCGCGCACGTTCCGCGAGGACAACGACCCCAAGGGCGTGCGCTTCCTCTCGCAGGTCGCCTCGATGGCGCTCACCGGTCGCATGACCGACGAGCTCGCGCGGCACATGCAGGAGGAGACCGTCGAGCGCGGCCAGTCGTTCGACCGTGCCGCCAACACGGGCGCCTTCACGGGCCTCGTGGTCCCGCAGTACCTCACGGACATGATGGCTCCGCTCGCGCGCGCCGGCCGTCCGTTCGCGGACGCCTGCCGGCACCACGACATGCCCGAGCAGGGCATGACGGTCAACATCGGCCGCGTCACCACGGGCACCTCCGTCGACGACCAGTCGGCGGAGAACGCGAACGTCGCCGAGCAGGACATCGACGACACGCTGCTCACCCTGCCCGTGTCGACCAACGCGGGGCAGCAGACGCTCTCCCGCCAGGCGGTCGAGCGCGGAGCCGGCGTCGAGGACACCACGCTCGAGGACCTGTACCGCGCGTACGCGGTCAGCCTCGACACGAAGCTCCTCAACAAGGCGGCCATCGGCCTGACGAACGTCGCGACGACGATCACCTACACCTCGGGCGCGCCGACGCCGGCCGAGTTCTACCCGAAGACGCTCGGCGGCCCGGCGGCCGTCGAGGCCGCGCTGCTCGACCAGGCGCAGGGCGACGTCATCGCGGTCATGCACTCGCGGCGCTGGTACTGGCTGCAGGCGGGCCTGTCCTCGACGTGGCCGCTGTTCGGGCAGCCGGGCACCGCCCCGCAGCTCGCCGGCGTCAACTACGGCGAGAAGTATGGCTCGGGCTTCCGCGGCATCCTGCCGAACGGCACGCCGGTCATCGTCGACAACAACGTCGCGACGAACCTCGGCGCGGGCACCAACCAGGACGAGGTCTACTTCGTCAGCCAGTCGGAGTCCCACCTCTGGGAGGACCCGAACGCGCCGATGCTCATCCGCGCCGAGCAGGCCAAGGCCGCCAGCCTGGGCATCCTGCTCGTCGTGTACGGCTACTACGCCTTCACGGCCGCGCGTCGCCCGCACGCCCAGAAGATCAGCGGCACGGGCCTCATCACCCCGACGTTCTGATCGACCGCGAGAGGGCCGCGTCCCAGCCAGGGGCGCGGCCCTCTCGCACGCACATCGGCAACCCCACCACCGAGAAGAAGAGGAGATCGGCCATGGCCGACACCAAGCAGAAGCAGCTCTCCAAGGCGCAGCAGGAGGACGCCGCGCGTCAGCGCGAGGACTACGTGCGCGCCCTCAAGGTCGAGCTCGAGGGCTACGAGCGCGCCGAGAACAAGGACCGGATCGCCGACGTCAAGGCCGAGCTCGCGCGCGTCCAGAAGGCCCCCGCCGGCCGCAGCGCCGGCACCCAGCAGACGGCCTCCTGACCGATGGCCGCCGTCACCCCGGACGAGGCCAGGGAGCACCTCGGCTCGCCGTCGACGGCGGCCGTCTCCGATGGGCGCCTCACGCTGTTCATCAGCAGGGCCGAGTCGGCGATCGCCCGGCGCACCGGGCCCCTCATCGTCGAAGACCAGACCGCCCGCGTGACGGGCAGCGTGGGCGGTCTGGCCCTGCCGGTCTACACGCCCGGTGTCACGCTCACCAGCGTGACGCCCGTCGGCGGCTCTCCGATGACGCTCGCCGACCTGTTCGTGTCGGACGCCGGCGTCGTGCAGTGGACCCTCGGCGGCCCGTTCATGGCAGGCCGCTACGACGTCGCCTGGTCGGCCGGCTGGGGCGCTGACGCGGCCTCTGTGCCAGCCGATCTCAAGCTCGCCGTCCTCGAGCTTGTGGCCCACTTCTGGGACACGCAGCGAGGCGAGAGCCGCACGCGCAGCCAGGCCGAGGAGCGGGGCCCCGGGTTCACGTTCCCGAACCGCGTCGAGGAGCTCCTCGAGCCGTTCCTGATGGAGATCTGACGTGGCCGAGACGCGACTGCACGACGTCATCGACGCCCTCGTCGCGCAGATGCCATCCGCGGCCGGCTGGCCAGCCGGCGCCGAAGTGTTCGACGGCTACCCGCTCGCGAAGCTGCCGAGCACGCTCGACTTCCTCGCGGTCGGCATCGACGACCCCAGCGACCCCGACCGCGCCGACAGCGCCCAGTCGACGCAGACCTTCGCGCACGCCGCCGGTCGCGCCCGCGACGAGGCCGGCCAGGTGCAGTGCGCGATCTCCACCGTCGACGGCGGCGGCGTCGCGAAGGTCGCCCGCGACCGGGCCGTCGCCATCCTCGGCGCCGTCGCTGCGCTGGCCCGCGCTGGCGCGACCCCGTTCGACCTGCCGGGCATCCGGGCCGCCGGCATCACCGACGTGCGGATCCAGCAGAACCAGACCCCAGACGGGGCCGAGTGCCTGCTCGTCTTCGCGCTCACCTACACCGCCCGCATCTGAGAAGGGACACCACCATGCGGCTGCGCAACACCAACCCCCTCGGGCAGGTCGACCTCCCGCTGATCGGCCGCCAGGGCGAGCCGCTCGGCGAGGAAGGCGTCGGCTGCCTCGAGCCCGGTGAGGTCTTCGAGGTCGACGACGCACTGGCCGGGCGCGAGCCCGCCGACATCACCGACGAGGGCGGCAACGTCATCGGTCAGGACCTGGGCGAGGGACTCCTCGCGCAGGTCGGCAACTACGAGCGCGTCGAGGAGCCGCCGGCCACCGAGCCGGCCGGTGACGGTGCCGCGCGGAAGGGCAGGTCGAAGTGACCACCACGCAGGACTGCAGCGTCGGCATCGGAGTCGAGTCGACCTTCGGCACGAAGGTCACTCCGACGCGCTGGTACGAGTTCGTCTCCGAGACGCTCGACTTCCGCAAGAACGTCGTCCAGGGCAAGGGCCTGAGGGTCGGCTCGCGCGTCGCCCGCTCGGGCCGGCGCGTCGTGACGACGTCGGACGCCGGCGGCGACATCGTCGTCGAGGCCATCAGCAAGGGCATGGGCCTGCTGTGGCAGGCCTGCCTGGGCGCGGGCTCGTCGGCGCTCGTCTCGGGCTCGGTCTTCCAGCAGATCTTTACCCTCGGCGACGCCCCGTCGTCGCTGTCGGTGCAGAAGGGCATCCCGAACGCGAGCGGCACCGTCGACGTGTTCGACTACGTCGGCGCGATGGTCGACAGCTGGGAGTTCACGTTCGGCAACGCCGACGTGCCCACCCTGCGCGCGACGCTCGACTGCAAGGACGTCACGGCCGGAGGCTCGTACACCGCGCCGTCGTACGCGGCCGCCGCGAACCTGTTCAGCTTCGCCGGTGCGGCGCTGGCCACGGGCACGCTCACCGCGCCGACCGCGACCGCGCTCGGCTCGGCAGCGACCGCGGTCGCGAACGTCCGCGGCGGCTCGATCGCATGCGCCAACAACCTGCGCGGCGACCGGTACAACATCGGCGGCGGCGGCAAGAAGTCGCAGCAGCTCGTCGGGCTCCGCGAGATCACCGGCAAGCTGGACGTCGAGTTCACCGACACCACGATGCGATCCGCCGTCCTGGCCGACACCCCGATGTCGCTCGTGCTCACCTACACGGGCGGCGCGCTCTCGTCCGGGAACGAGACCCTGCAGGTCATCGTCCCCGAGATCAAGCTCGACGGCGAGCTGCCCAAGAGCAACGGCGGCGATCTGCCGATCCAGTCGATGTCGTTCGTCGGGCTGGACAACCTCACCGCGGCGCAGCC